ATTGAACAACTACTTGAAATCTATGTAGATGATCCGGTGGCATTTGTTGAGGATATTCTAGGAGCGGATCCCGATGATTGGCAAAGAGCAGTCTTAGCCGACCTTGCTAATAATCCCAGAGTCTCGGTTCGTTCAGGTCAAGGAGTTGGAAAGACAGCATTAGAATCGTGGGCGGTTATTTGGTTCTTAACGTGCCGACCATTTCCAAAAGTTATCTGTACGGCACCAACAAAGCAACAACTTTATGAAGTTTTGTGGGCTGAAATAGCGAAGTGGTTAAACGATTCGAAAGTAAGTAATATCCTTAAATGGACCAAAACAAAGGTTTACATGGTTGGATATGCAGATCGTTGGTTTGCTACTGCAAAGACGGCCACACGTCCTGAAAATATGCAGGGTTTTCATGAGGACAATATGCTTTTTGTTTGTGATGAAGCTTCTGGTATAGCGGATCCAATCATGGAAGCAATACTCGGTACTTTATCAGGTGAAGATAATAAACTTTTAATGTGTGGAAACCCGACTAAAATTAGTGGGGTTTTTTATGATTCCCATAATAAAGACCGGGGCGACTATAAATCACATAAGGTGTCGAGCATTGATAGTAAAAGAACGAGCAAAGAAAACATTGCAATGCTAGAGAAAAAGTACCGAAAAGACAGTGATGTTTATCGTGTTCGGGTTTTAGGAGAGTTTCCTAAAGCTGAATCAGATGCATTTATACCTTTGGAATTTGTTGAATTGTCTACATCTGCAGAAATTGAAGTGGATGATAGAATACTACACATTGGAGTGGACGTTGCTAGATTCGGGGATGATGAAACAGTCATTGCGCCGAGAATTAAAAATAAAGTCTATACACTACGAACGTATTCTAAACAAGACACAATGGTTACTGCAGGGTGGGTAATAAGAACCGTTAATGACTTTTTTGCAAAGTTTCCTTATATGAAAAGGGCCATTGTAAATATAGATGATGACGGTGTCGGTGGCGGTGTAACGGATCGATTGAAGGAAGTAATAAGAGAGGAAAACCTTCCTATTCAAGTAAATCCAATACACAATGGTTCTGCTGCATTGGATCCTCACTATGACAATAGAGGTGCTGAATGTTGGGCAGATTTACGCGATATTCTTGAGGAAAATTTCTCTGGGCATGTACAAGGGGAAAATCTAATTATAGAACTTCCTAATGACGAGAAATTAATTAGCCAGTTATCTACAAGGAAATACAAGATGACAAGTAAGGGTAAAATTGCTCTTGAAAGAAAAGAAGATATGAAAAAGAGAGGTTTACCTTCTCCAGATAGAGCGGATGCAGTCGTATTAAGTTTTGTAAGCAATCGAACAATTACAACGCCAACAGGTGGAGTAGTTGGAAAAACTGCAACATCAGATATTGATTGGTAATGGAGGTGATAAAAGTGGAAGATAATCATTTAACCGGACAAATTGGTTCGCAGCTGCGTTCCCTCTTTTTTATGTTCGATAACTGTATTTTGAATCCTGAAACCGTCCCCTTAGAAGAATTTGAGAGAATGGTAGACACAGATGAAACAGTAGCAATAGGAATACAGTTTCTTGTTTCTTCAGTCCTCTTAAAATTAGGAGAATACAGGCATGAAAATAAGAAAATTACTGATTTTGTAAATGATAATTTCGAGAGCATGCAAGGAAATATACTCACCGCAGCGGAGGACATTTTATCCGCTTTGTGGGCTGGATACAGTGGAACTGAAATTGTGTGGAAACCAAGCGGAAGCCAAATTGTAATTGATCGATTGGCTACTTATCACCCAAGAACAATCTATATAAAAGTGGATACTCAAACAGGAGAATATCAAGGTTTTAAACAATGGAGATGGTTTGCAGGAAGTCCTGTAGATATACCTCCCGAAAAGGCCATCTTTTACGCTCATAATATGAGGTTTGGCAATTGGTATGGGAGAAGTATATTAAAACCAATCCGCAAAAATTGGTTATTAAAAGATCCTGTTCTTAAAATGTGGGCCAGGGCATTAGATAGGTTTGGAACTCCGTTGGTTGCTGCATTTGTTCCAGATGAAATAATAGATGATCCAGATAATCCAAGCAATCAAATTAATCAAATGGAATGGGCAAATAGGCAATTAAAGAATATGCAAAACGGGACCGGATTTGTATTTAGAAGTGATACAAAAGGATCAGCATATGAAACAAAGGTTGAAGCTATTACTAATGGTGGAAGCGGGATAGGTGAATCCTTTGATAGAGCGGTACAATACTTCAATAAAATGCTTTTAAGAGGAATGTTAGTACCTTCTTTAATTTTTGATGAGGGATTATCAGGCAGCTACTCGTTAGGCCAAAATCATTTTAGTGTTTTTAATTTAGGAGTTAGCAATATATACAATAGGTTTACGGAAACTATTATAGAGCAGCTAGTAAAGCGTATGGTTGACCTAAATTTCGGACCACAAAAGGATTACGGAAGTTTTGTAGAAAATGAGATTGAAAGTGAAGATACTAAGCTTTTATTTGACGGATTTACACAGTTAACTAATACAGGGTATATGGATCCGCAAATTCAAGAGGATTTTGACGCTGTGCGCGAAAAATTAGGATTACCACAGCGGAAAGTGGTGACAACTGATGATAAAATGGCCACTATTTCAGAAAACGCGTATACTCGCTACACCTCCGGAGATATCGGAGACCCGAATGCACAAGAGAATGATGAAAGATCTAATGCAAAGGGATAAAGTAACGCTTAATAAATTAAAAATTACTTTGAATCAATTTATTTCTTTACCTAATATCCAAAGCTATGAACAGATTGTTACATGGCAGCCGATTTATATAGGACAATTAGGAAAGATTTTAAAGGATCATATGCATGAAATATTTGCACTAGGACAAGCTTCAGGGGATGCATTGGTGCAATGGTTACACAAAAAATACAATAGAAGAAAATTAACTGAATGGCAGCCATCGTTTAGATTAGCAGATAACAATGATCCGAATGAAATTCCACATTGGTATGATGAAGATTGGTTCAAGCCATATGAAGCGATACGTTCGCTTGAAGCAAGAGAGTTAGTTCTAGCGGGTAGCTGGGAATCAGAGATCATAACAACGGTAAAACAAATATTAATTAGACACTTGCAAGGAATGAGCCGAAAAGAAGCCGAATCTCTAATTATGCAAGTTATGAAGACAAATCATAATAGAGCAGAGTTAATAGTGATAACGGAGACGACCTATGCATATAACAGGGGTCGTCTTTCTTCATTCCATGCAAATCAAGTTGATTATGTTCGATTTTCGGCGGTGATGGATGCTAGGACCTCACAAGTATGCAGAAGTAGAAATGGATTAATTATGGCGTTGGATAGTCCTGATTTACCGGGGAACACTCCACCATTGCATGGACGGTGCCGTTCGATACTTACTCCTATTTATTCGAAATATCAGCCGGAGCTAATATCTGAAGATAAAAAAGACTGGAGTAAAGTAAAACCTATTCCAAAGGGATGGAGAACAGGGTAAAGTTCTAAAAATGTGTTTTTGTTTTTGTTTGAAACTTTGATAATGGAACCAGTTAAGGAACTTGATAAACGTTGATTCTACCGTCTATCAGTAACTTAGTGCTAAAAGGCATATAAACGGTCGTTTTTGGGACTCGTTAGAAAGGGTGGTTAAAATGCCAAATTCTCAAATCGAAAGAAACTTTTCTTATCATGCACCTAAAGAGGGGCAGCCTGCGAAATATGCTGCAATTCGTGAAAAAGCAAAAGAGCTGGCGTATCTAATTGAAGGTGTATGCCCGAATAGCCGCGAGAAATCGCTGGCTATGACGAATTTAGAGCAAAGTGTCATGTGGGCTAATGCTTCAATAGCAAGAGAAATCAGCAATACAGAAGAAAATAAAAACAAAATAAATTACAGAACTGAAGGGAGGTGAAAATAGATGTTAAAGATTCCATTTTTTCGTCTCGGTTCTTGGAAGCATCCTGCATATGGAACTATAGAAGGCACAAAAGAAATGTTTACTAAGATGGTGGACAATTTTAAACAAAACAAACTAGGGCGCCCTCCGTTTGTTCGTATTGGCCATGATAAAGGAAATTCAACCACTTTTGGTGGTGTTGAAGCTTTAGGGTGGGTTACCGATTTAGTGGAGGAAGATGGGGTTTTATATGGCCTTGCAGATCCAACTACAGAGCAAGCACAGGAATTTGTTCGCAATAAACAGTACCGTTTTGCAAGTGCTGAATACGAACCAAATTACATCGATAAAGAATCAGGGTTATCGGTTGGACCTGTATTAACGGCTATATCACTAACAAATGAACCATTCTTAACAAAGCTACCTGAAGCGGTGGTTCTATCAGATCAACCAGATTTGTTCTTTATGGATTACCAACTCGCAGATAATAAAGGAGATGAACCTAAAATGAGTTTTGAGGAAAAAGGCATATTACAAAAACTATCCGAAATGTTTACTGGATTTATGAAAAAAACCGAAGAAGTGCACACTACAACATCTACACAGTTAGCAGATGTAAGCCAAAAAATGGAACAACAAATTAAGTTAGCGCAAGATCAAGTTGAATATTTCAAGAAACAAGCAGAAACAGCTGAAAAAGCTCGTAAACTATCAGACATTGAAAAAGAAACTGCAGAAATGGTCGCAGCCGGTATACCTCCAGTAATGGTAAATCAATATAAAGAAATTGCACTATCAGAGGAAGGATCCACCGTTGTTAAGTTGTCTGATGGTACAGAGACAACATCTGCTGAAAGTATGAAAAAAATGCTCCTATCTCTACCACAAGATAACCGTATTTCGATGGGGCAAAATGGTAGCCAAGGAACCCCTTCAGATCAAGAAAAGGTTGTTCTAGCGGCACAAGAAGATGTTATTGCAATAGGTGGTAGAGTAGAAAACGGTAAATTTATTATATAATTTTTAGATTTCAATAAGGAGTGAAGGAAAATGCCAAATATTCCACCGGGAAGTTCAGATTTATATAGTTTTGAACAAAAAGAAATTAGAGCTGTCTTAAAAAAGGATATTTTACTAGGTGCTACATTAGCTGCTACGTCGCAAGATCTTGAAATTGGTACAGTTTTAGGAATGGTAACAGCAACCAAAGAATATGCACCATATGACCATGCTGCTAATGATGGAAGAGAGGTAGCGCGCGCTATTCTTTCTCATCCAGTTGATGCATCAGATTCCCCACAATCAGTTCAAGTGTATGTATCAGGAATTTTCTATACAGATAGATTAGTGGGCTTAGATGATAACGCTAAAATTGATTTGTATGCGCGTGAACCTGTGCCAAACATCCTAGTACTATCTTAATTTACTTAATTAAAGGGAGAGTGACTTAAAAATGACATTACAATTTCCAACTACTCAAGAAATCACCCATATTGTCCGCAATCGTGTGGTGGATCCTTCGATGTTTATCGGTAGACAGTTTTGCCCAATTGTTCCCGAATATGTTCTAGATATTCAATATGATGTCTTAGAGCCTTCATTCGGGATGACAAAACCACATCAAATTGGAACAGATCCAGCAACAATTGATGTTCCAATTTCAGGGACAAAACGATTCGGTACAGCTTATTGGAAGGAAACGTACCGAGTTAATGAGAAAGAGCTATTATATACTAGGCAAGCGGGAAGTTATAACCAAAGAGCGGGGCGCGATTTAGTGGCGCAACGATCAATCCATTTGGATACTCGTCTTGAAACCCGTCTTGAGTGGTTAACATGGCAAGCGGTCATCAATGGTACCATCGCAGTTGATGATAATGGGGTAAAGTATAATGTAGATTATAAAATCCCTTCAAAAAATAAAATTGATGTGACGAAAACAATGAAAGCTTGGAGCGATCCTACATCTGATCCAATTACCGATATTAACGATATGATTCTATTGTATCGCGGGACTGGAGCAAAGGCGCGAAAAGCTTATTTTAATGCAACTGTTGCTAAATATCTAAGTGCTAACGAAAACTTCAGGGAACTTTTAAAACGTTACAATGTACAATTAACGGGTCTGTCCAACGTGGCGCAGGGCTTAAAAGTTCTTATACCGGATCTTGACTTCGTAATGTATGACGAGGGTTATCTGGATGATAAGAAGAATTTCCAATTATTTATTCCTGATGGGAAGTTTGTTATTATCGGAGATTATCCAGGCGAAAAAATGATGGACTTTGTTTCCACTATTTCTCTTCACAATGGCGGAATTGATAATCCGCAACCAGGTAAGTTTGCTCTGGTTGAAGATGAATCTCAAAGAAAAAAGAATCCACACTTAGATTTAACTGTAGGTATTTATGGATTACCTCGTATTTTTCATCCAAATTGGATTATTAGTGCGAAGGTATTTTAATTAGGTGGCTGATACAGATGGACGAACTATTGTATTGTTCCCCTGAAGATATTAGGCCACTTACTGAATTGGTTTACGATGAGCCGGATGAATATTTTACACCATTTATTAAAAAGGCGACTGCTTATGTAAACAGTCGTCTTTCTCGTCGTTACCAAATGCCTTTAGAAAAAGACAATATTCCACCAATTATCGCAGAGGTAACAGCGGATTTGGCAGGAAGCTACATTTTAGACAAGCACACTACTGAAAGATATAAAGATCAAACGCATTATAGTGATGTGCTTTTTAAACGTGCTCTACAATCTTTAGATAGGATCATGAAGTATGGAGAGTTAGACTTTATGATTCCGTTATCTCAAGGAAAGGGATCGCCTAGTTTTCGACCATCTATTCAAACAACTACTTACAAGAGTAAAAGCTTGATGGATGATATCCTTAATAAGTTTTAGCATGGGGATGAACATATGAAAATAGTTATCGAGTCTCCAGAATTAGATTCCGTATTAAATGAAATTGAAAAAATGGCCAAACGTGGTATCAGGACCGCGCCATTAATGAGAACGTTGGGGAATGTTATCCTACAAAGCGTTGATAAAAACTTCGAAGAACAAGGTCGACCTCAAAAGTGGAAACCTTTATCTCCTTTCACTCTTAAAGTCTATGAAGGTATTGCTACTGAAAAAGCACAATCCACAAAAGCGTGGGCAAAGGCTAAAGCAAGAGGAAAAGCGGGTATTGAAAATCGAAGAATCGCAAAAGACGTACACGGAGGAAAACTTCTCATGCGTTCCGGTGGCGGTGGAGGATTACGAGGAAGTATCACAATAGGGGATGTAACTGATTACTCGGTTGAGGTTGGTTCATCCCTTGTTTATGCTCGTATCCATCAATTAGGTGGAACTATTGTACCTAAGAGGTTTGATGCCTTATATGTCCCGTTTAGAGGGGGATATCTAAGAAAAATGAAATCCGTAATGCCTGCTCGACCATATTTAATGCTTCAAAATGAAGATGAAACTTTTATTATGCGAGCGGTAGAAGATTATTTTACGGAGGGTAGAACATGAATATCCCTGAAGCTGTAGATATTGTAACGCCAATTCATGATTTTTTAAAAGAGGATCCTGTCTTAGCTGATATAAAAGACTGGAATAAAGCAAATGGTTTTATTTCAACAAAACCAACAGGGATAAGTTTAGGGATTGCAAAAGAGAGATATGATTCCAGCAGCCGAGATGGTGACTATTGCACAGCTCACATGAATTTATTTTGTTGGATAAAGAAGAAAGAGCAAGCGGATGGAGAAGCTGAACTAAGAAATCTTGCTCATTATATTCGCAAATCACTATCAGGAGATAATGAACGTTCATTAAACGGTAGTATAGTTGGTTGCTTTGTTAGTGACATTGATTATATTACT